TGGCAAGCATAAGTGTTGCCACGTTATCTTGTAACGCTGTACCTACTACTGGGGCAGTGTTAAACCAAAGATATTGATTGATTAAATCTTCGCTACTTTGACAAACTTCTTCTATCGTAGCATCGGAGTAAAGTGAACCAATTCCGAGATTAGCCCGTAACTCGGCCACGGTAACATAACTGGCTGGCATCTTTACTCCTTTGCTAATAGCTCTCTGGGGCTAGGGCTACTAAACCCCAGAGATTACTTATTCGATCGGTGTTATCAGGTCTTCTTGTACTTGATAATTCCGTTAGGCATTTTGGCTAGTGTTGCCATGTATCCGTAAATTGCTACCTGTACTTGTAGATTTGAAACTACATTTACGCTCATGTAATTTTGTGCTGAGCGATATACAGTGAAAGCCTCTGGTGCAAGGATAACTGCTGAATCGTCATCAAATGTAGTAGCTGTGAAGTTCTTGTCTACGTATAGATCAAGTCCAAGCACTGACCCTCTGATCGACTGTGGGCCAACTTGACCAGCAGCGTTCATAGGTTGTAGAGCATTAAATACTGGACGCTTTGTTGTATCTTGCGCACCAATTAACGCACCCCATTGTGCTGGGTTAGCGATGTAATTCTGTGCAAAGTAACCAGTGTTTGAGTAGATAGTACGTGCGCCTTCTGTTGTGAATGCAACAATACCATCTAGATCAGCGGTTGTATTTGTACCATTCATACCAGCTGCAAGAAGTGCAGTTAATACTGTTGTATCAAGTGTTTTTAGATAAGCTTGTGTTAATTGATTGGTCAATTCCTCATAGAAGCCAGGATATCCCGCTCTTTCTAAAAGCTCGATACTGAGCGTGTTCATGCCACTGTACTTGGATACAGTTGCGCTCAAATAATTTGTTTCCATGCCAGTATTTTGTACTGCGCCGCCTTCGGCTTCTACAGTAACTACTGGTGCTACACCTGTTCCACCGCCTGAGCTAGTGACAAGTGAAGGCACATTGATAGTAAGACCGTTTTGCGGTAATACACCTTGTGAACATGCATCAATAGCAGGTGTGCCAAAGCGTGTATTAGTTACAAACTCGGCTAGATATTGTGTTGGATTAAATGCACCGTTATTTGAAAACGCATCATCCGCAGCTGTTACATATAGCTTTGAATCATCATTACCTAATGCAGCCTTAATCTTGTGCTCTGTGTAAGCAGCCATAGATGTAATTGGCGTACGAATAGTTGTTTGGATAAGTGGTGCTGTAATTACTGGGCGTGCGGCTTCTACTGTAGGAGTAGCAGCCTCTGCCTTTGCTTCTTGTGGCGCTGTTGCTAATTCTTCCACAGGAGCCTCGCTTTCTTTAGTTTCGATTGGTGTCTCTGTTTCGCTTTCGCTAGCAGCAACTTTAGTTACTCTGGCCTCAAATGCAGGCGATTCGACCAGGCTGACCTCACGTAGAGTTGCACTGGTTACATATAAATAATCTTTTTTCTGAATAGATTTGTTTACATCCACGCCAACAGACAGGCCGTCAACTAATTGCTCTTGTGCAAGAATTAAAGCGTCTTGACCTTGCATGCTTGAACTAATTTTAAAGCTAGCGTAAATGCCATCTTCTACTTCTTTGTAATTTGCTTGCATGCGGCCTATTGGTTTTTCTGGTCGGTGCTGCATAAGCATTTTTATTTTACCTGGATCACCTATTTCGATTGATCCTTTGGCAAATACGACCTTACCTACAGAAGTATTGCCGACCTCTTCAAAAGGTACGATTTTGCCAGAGATAACTCTGCGCTCTGTATCGGCAGCTTCTATGTGGCTACTGAATGTAAGTTTCATCTTCTGTTTCTCTTCCGTTAGGTGTTAGGTTTTCCATTTCTTTTGCATCATCTACGTCAATAAGACCCAGAGATAACATTTTTTCTAGCGTTTCTAAGCGTTTCATTGTGTCAGCTCTTAGGAATGATTCTTCTATAGCAAACTTGACTACATGACCGCGTGGCGTTATATCGTCCATACTCAAACGATCTTCAATAGCACAGATAAATGGCTGTAATGAATAAGCCACAAACTCTTTGCGACCATCTAAAATGTTTTGATATGTCATAGAATTATTCATGTCTGCGCTTATGTAATATGCAGGTACATTCATTGCTCTAGCAATTTGTGTGGCTAAATATTGTTGCGCTTCGTTATACATCATATCTTTAGGGCTAAAGCCTGTAGTTTCGTAAGATAGTGTAGAAGTTAAATATGCTGTAGATCTATTTTGTCTACTTTGCTTCCATTGTGCTAACAATCCTGATACCTGTTGCTCTGGTAAATCTGCGCCAGTGTTTTTAATATAACCACTAGGCATTGGAGTCGCGGCTGCTACAGCTGCGGCTTTTTCTAAATCTAAAGCGCTTTGTATAGTTCGGGCTGCGTTTTGTAAAACTCCGCCACCATTTAATCCTTGGAAAGTAATTAAACTTCCAATACCTGTCATTGGCGCTCTTACACCATCGACAAAATATTCTTCTATCTCTGTGCCAAATTTATTAGTAGTAAATGTAACTCGGTTATTAGCAATCCATTCAAAACGAGATGGGCGCAGATCGTCCGCATAAAGTTCAGTGCAAATCCAGTACGCGCAATTATAGAAAAGCAAACTATCGACAGTCCAACTTATCGTGACGGATCTTGGTTGTCGATAGTCTGGTTGGTCTAGCCAAAGAGGATTCCCGAGTTCCTCACCATTAGACTTTTTGTAAAGTTTTAATGGTAGATAAGAAACTACACCAGCAATAAGATTTCTGCAACGATTTACAGCTGGTACTTGCATTGCAAGATTGCGATCTAATCCACCAGGAAAATTACCAACACCTGTAGTAAATGAACCATAGCCATAAGCTGTGTCCATAATTGCAGGGGCGTATTGCGCTTGTAGATTTTCTTTTTTATTGGTTATACCCAAAGCAGACAATAGACCCATATGTATACTTTATAGCATAAAACGTACTAATAGTGCAAATTAGACAAAGATTTGCGCAGTTTGTTGTGGGCGTGTCAACTGGCTTACGACCATGGCCAAGGATATTGCAGCTGTAACGTCACCTGCAGATTTACGCCTAATAATGCGCCATCCAGCATCGCTAGTCTTAGCAGCACAGTTATTTAAGTGCTGTACTAGATCTGCTTGACCACTATGCACCATTCTTCCGTTAGCCATAGCATCGGATAAATCCGAGCATGCCTGGTAGAACGCCTGACCCGATACGTCTTGCATACGCCAGCCACTTTGTTCTAATCGTGTAGCTATTGATTGCGTGGCGTACTTGTCAAAGCAAATAATATGTGGATGATATTTTTTAGCCCATTCATTTATATCGCTAGACATTTTTATCTCATCTATTGCAATATCACTATGCCAAAGCTGTGCAAGTCCTACGGCTATTTTATCGTCTTTTATTTGACCCATAATTAACGCACCTGATCTTCTTGTAGGTGCAATATCAAAAGCCATTATAGTCATTGGCCCGACAGGGATTTCTAGGGTGCTGTCACTGCATGCTTCTATACTTCCATAGACCCAAGGACTTACTGCGCTATCTACCCACTGGCATAACATCTCAGTACGTGTAGCTTCTATGCTGTTTGTATTAACAGCTTCTTCTAATGTTTCTTCTGTTACAAAATATCCTAATGCTGGATTCGCCATAGCCCAGGCTTTGCGATCATGTATCTTGCAGTGCTGTGGTGCTGACCATTCGTAATAACCTAATGTAATAGGCGGATAAGATAAAGAGCGTTCTCTTAAATCATTTAATACTGTGCTAAAACCATCACCAGCATTACTTGTCATTAAAGTCATTGAATTAGGTCTTGCACGTGTTACTGGTAATGCAGCTGTGAAGGCTTCTTCTGACCATTCACGTAATTCATCTAAGTATAAAAAATCGGCAGTCTTACCACGAGGCGCATCCCTAGTTGCCGCTGCTATTTCATACCTTGCGCCATTAAGCAGTGTTATTGATTCTTGGCCGTTAGCCAGGCGTATTTGTCTTACCTGATCTTTCAGAAATTGATTGTCTTCTATTGTGTATGCAACATTTCTAAATGTATCTAATGCCATATTACGATTAGAAGACATGCCTAACACGTTCTTGCTGCCCCATAAGAATAAATGTGAAAGTATGAGCATGCGAGCAAGGTGAGTCTTTCCTGATTGTCTGCTTACAAGAATTAACCCACTCTTTTTGATCCACATTTCTTTATCGTCAATAGTTAATAGATCATCTAATACCCATCGTTGCCAGGGAATTAGCGGCATGCCTATTTTCTCAGCTAGATCGGCTACCTCTTGTGCTTTAGATGGGCCAGTCAATAAAGGCGTGTAAATCCTAGGCTCAGTGCTGCCAATTAGCCCGACCCCTCGTGGCGTCTGTTTTA